AAGATGTCGATTCTCCAGTTCCGGAAAGCGCCGCTGAACCGACAGAGGTATTCCATCAAGGATACTGGCAATTTCTCCGGCTATCCGCGACAGCACGAACGTGCAGAATGCGGTCTCCACCACCTCAGCGGACTCTTTTGCATTTTTTAGTTCCTGAGCATCAGCCTGGGCTCGGGTAAGCCGATGGCGCTCATAATCAATCGTGCCAGGCTGGAGGTCTGATTCTGAATCAACTCTCAGCTGTTCAACCTCTTTGCGCAGCTTTTCGTTTTCTATCGCTGCGTCCCGAGCGGAATACCATTCAATTGTGGCGGCAGAGTCATAAAGCACTTCATTCCCTTTACCGCCACCTCGCACAACTGGCATTCCCTGATCCTGCCAGTTCTGGATCGTGCGGATGCTGACACCAAAAATCTCTGAAAGGCGTTTTTTATTGACCTCCATGACGAACTCCAGGCGAAAAACAGGGTAAGGAAACCATGCCGGGTAAAATGACTACTACCAGGCTTTAATACTTCCTTTCTTTTGGCTGGCCATACCCAGCAAATACAATGACTTAGACAAAAGAAGAACGGAAACGGCAAAATCCTGAAAATTTTCATAAATAGCGAGAACCTGCGAGGTCGCCGCCCCGTAACATGTCAGATAGCCGGAAAGGACCCGAAAAGCTCAGGTCAATCTCATGTTCGGGCTTCGATGCTGCCTTCATTTCAACCCGCCAGGCTTCAGCACGTTTCACGTGCGATAAGAATATTAAAGCCCAGCTTTAATGAGGGATATTTGGAATGTTAATTGAATATATAAATATTAGGCATGGTGATGCATCCCCCAGGTCTAATTGCCTAATATCAATACAAGGCAATCAAAAGAAGCACTAAAGTTAATGATTGAATATTTTTAGAACGCCCTACATCAAATTGACAGATAAAATATTTGTTAAAACCAAATAAAACAGACCTAAAACTAGAGCTAAAATCATCAATGTTATAGCCAGCGTCTTGTAGCTCAATTTGAACATGTAAATCGACTGCGCAAATAATATCAGGCAGAGGACAGGCGACAGGCCAATAAAGAAGGTTGTTAAGGTCGAACCCTTCACGACTGACAACACCATATCCATCCTTATGACCGGGGTTTACGGCTCAAAAATGCATTACCGCAGTAACACTTGAAATCATCAAAAGTAAAACACACATGATCGTTACTCTTTTCATTTGAAGTCCATATGAAATCAGCATTAAGCTCAAAAAAACTAATGCTGATGAAAGACTGAGAAAAAACAGTAAGTCATTGAAGTCTTCATTAAATATGAACATTCGAATTATTCTCTTTTATTGGGTTATACACCAATGATAGCGTTTATCCACAACATTTTTATATCTTTCTAACTTTAAACTTCTGCTGTCCAATACCTTCAAGTGAATGTTCATTTAACTTGTATCGCTCAGCAGCTTCCACCATGAAGAACTTGCTTCTTTTGCTATATCCTTCTCATGCCAGCAGGCGGCTTCACCTGATGCATCCATTGCTACATGCCGGGCCTAAGAAAGTTCTCAATCGCTCCCGCTTACGCTTGCTGATTCCCAGGTAAGTGCCACGCTATTAAGGACTCTGATGTGGAGACTGCCAACTCCAGGGAAACATCCATAAAAAGAGCAAGTGAAACTGAGACTCTGGTAGCCCTCCCTGTGAGGGCATTTTTTTACAATGCGGTGCTTCGCTTGTCAAATATCAAGTCTTTTCTACAATTTAATGGTGCTTTGCTATGTCAGGTAAAGCCGTCGTTCAGGAATACCCGTGTGCTCAAGGACGAGCCATCCCTAGTCTTTTCTTTCCAGCTCTATCTGCCTTATGCCAGCGAAGTGATTGTTACCCTTCTCGATGACGGCCAGCAGCGGCTTAATCCACAAAACAGCCTGGCAGTACGTTATTGAGCTGGTGGCAGCGGAACGATCATCGGCTGCGTCAGGTCTGCTGGTATCGGTGTGCATTGCGCTGGCACGTAAACGGTGCGCGTATTCGAGCAGCCCACCAGCGACATTAGCAGGAACAGGCAGATCACAGGTCTTTTCACGGCGGAGAATCTCCCGGTATTCGATCACGTTTTTTTCGGTGCTGGTGTCAATCATGGAGTTAAGCCTGTTGGCATGCTCTGCAATCTGATTGAACCGATTGAAGTTGAATGACTGAGTGGCGATCACCTGCTCCTGCAAAGTGTTGTCACTTCTCAGAACGTCATTATCACTCCGCAGCCTGCTGGCATCTGAACAACTTTTAACAAGTGCTACTGTCAGGCCAGCAATGACGACAATTGCAACTGGGAAAAAATTAAATTTCACTGATCTATCCCCCAGCATGCCAAAGCGCTTTCCTGATCGCGTCGTTCCACCTGACCATAGCAGCCATTGTTCTGGCCTTTGGTCAGGCGGCAATCACGGCCACCATCTTTAATCCACCAGCGGATAGCTTCACAGGCCCCTTTCCGGTCACCAGCATTGATACGCTTGTAGAACGTCGAGGGGAAACATTTACCGGGACCAATATTGAACGGGCAGAAAGAAGCAATACCCGCTTTCTGCGGTTCGGTTAGCGGCACCTTAATATTACGATCAACCCACGCAAGCGCTTTATCCCGTTCGATGGCGTTTACCTGGTCGCATTTCGCCTGAGTCAGCTTCATGCCCTGCACCACCAATTTATCATCAACCATTGTGGCGCCACGGCAAATAGTCCAGATGCCTCCGCCGTCTTTGTATGCTGTGAGCCTGTTCCCCTCTTTCTCATTCAGGAACTGATCGAGTATGGTCGGTGCAGATGCGCCAGCAAGCACCAACCCCAGAACAGCCGCGCTCAACTTTGCCCGGTTCCCCATTACTCACTTTCCTTTTGTAATGCCTCAACAACCACGCTTGCCGCAGCCGGACGTTTGTGAAGAGGTTTATCACCGACCCCTTTTAGGTAGTCATTGACCATTTTCGTTCGCTTCTCGTCTTCACGGCGCCTGCGGTGTGCATCCACCCTCCCGTTGATGTAGGAGGCAAGCGAAATAAGCAGACCAGCTGCGCCAAAGAACATGAACACCAGATCCTGAGTGGTAAATCCAATGGCAGACGCCAGAGCTGCTACCCACGCGAAGAACTGCGTGAAGATGTTCCCTGAATCATTCATTTTCATCGTCTCTCACCTCGCTATAGGCGGGTGCTGTGTAGAGGAAATAAAAAAGGCCGCCTGATGGCAGCCTTAATAGAAAAGATTAGTAATTACGATAGCCTAAGATTTATATATTCGTGGCATCCAAATATGAAGGCATTTTGCGCATCTACGAATTCTTGTTTTTCATTAGGCGTAAAATATCCTTTTATAAAGCACTTTCTTAAAGCCTGTTGTAAGGCTGCAGTTAAGCCAATCAGTTTAGAACCTTCTTCATCAGGTGTAATCAGTAGGAGAAATTTGTTTTTACTAACCTCTGCTGATTTTATTGGCGTCTGAATCTCTTCGGGAAAAATTCCTTTTGACAGCAATGAGACATCTTTTTTACCTACCAGATGCCACTGTTCAAACGTTGTAGCTAACATTATTACATCTGTCACGACCTCTGCGCCCGCAGTTCGGATCAGCTGAGCTAATTCTTTATTTGCGTTTAACTGGGTTTGCAGTCTCGCTAATGCAAAGTTTTGTTGAATCGCTCTGTATGCGACCCACCCTGTAATTGCAGCTGCCATTACGCCTGCGATGGCAGTGATCATAGTTTCGATAGGGAAAGTAGAATTAATTTCAATTGGCGGAAGCTTTTCTAAAGCCAGCGTGAACACACCAGTTGATCTCTCATATATGAAAGGTACACCTTGCCAGTCCATGAAGCCTCCTTGGTTACACAGGCATCAAAGCAAAAAACCCCGCAGAAGCGAGGTTTAGAATTTTTGTAACGTCATGGGCGTAATAACCCAGCGTTGGAAAGAGATTATCCATTTTCCGCCGGATTTGCAACACCCAGAAATGAAATAAAACCGGAGGTGTGATTGGCCGTAGCTGTTAGCGAGTTACCTGACTAAGCACCTTTTCAGCAAATGATTCCTCTATATGACAGTGCTCAACCAGCCGCTCGAAGAAGAGTTTATAGTTGCGGCGCCACGTTGTTTCGGTAACTCCTAAGGTTTTAAAAACCTCCGTATCTTTCAGGCGTGGATATCCTCTACCAGAACAGCGCGGGCATTTTTTATAGACCGGCGCTCCCTGTAGCTCTGATTTTTTCTTATCCATTACCTCACCGCGACCTCGACAACGGCACTCATTTTTAATGTGTCCTTTTCCGCTGCAGGTTTTACACACAATACGGACCTGTTCACGCACCTCTTTCCATACCTCCCAATCTGACGGGGATATGCCTTTAGTGTCTCTAACCCATTTTGGTGGTTTGCCATCCGGATAAGTAACTTTATTTGTGAATACCTCTGCCATTGTGAACTTCTCTCCGGCGCAGCTGCTGCACGTGATCAGGCTGGCCGCACTCAGCGAATAATCGCGGAAAACATACTTTGCCAGCGTCTGGAGGAATGCAACCCTGTCCCCTTCTGACATTTTACGCAATGGTGCGTGCCGTTCTGCCCGCTGCACAGCCAACTGATGAATGTAGGCGATGATATTATCCGACGGCATAACCCCGGCTTTCGCCAGATAAAGCTCAATACCAACCGCAGCTTTTGATGTAAGCAGACCAAGTGAAGCCATTACATCTGTGATGGTCAGAGTATCAGCTGTTTTTCCGCAGGGAGCGGCACCGGGTAACATCGATTTTGGTGAGAAATACTTCGGTAAACTTTCCAGCTTCATTTTGTCTCCTCGATAATTATCATTCCGGTTTCGCCCCATACTTTTGATGTCCGGGAGTCCCAAATGTGGGAGTCATCCTCAAACAAGGCGTCCAACAGAGATTTTTTTAAGTTGTCCAGATCGGGCTTTTGCTGATGGGGTTGGCCGTCCATAGCTGCGCGCTTCTTCTTGCTCCAGCTCGTCGGCATCGGCAAAACGAAAGTGATATGAGCACCGCTCTCCGGCACCTGGATTCCATGAAGGCGAGCTTCATCGCAAAACATGCGATAGCGCATCACCGGCGGCCGCTGTTTCCATTTATCGCGGCGAGTCATGCGGGGTTTTCCTACTGGGGTGATGATGTATTTAGGCACGCAGCGCCTCCTGTATGCGGGAGCCAATCCAGCGCATCACAGGGACCGCCATTGAATTGCCGATCGCTTTATAGCGAGGACCATCGGCGGCCAAACGGAACGCCTGCTCTGCAGTCAGTTCTGGCCGGTGGTGGCGCAGGTAGGTGTATTCTTCAGCGGTGAGCTGCTTACGTTTTTGTGTCGGGATCAGTGTGTGATTATCAGGGAATCCCTGCAGGCGCTCGCATTCGACAGGGGTTAGGCGGCGAACTGCCATATTTTGCATTATTGCAGGAGCCAGATTGCTTCCGCTATTTGCGCTGGTAAGCGTAGGTGCCTGTTCGCAGGCATAACCTATTCCTCCTGCTTTTGCACCCTGCCCGGCTTTGAATGCGTAAGCGACCGCGGGAGGAGATCCAGCATTTTGGTTTCCATGTACGCTGTTGCCGGCGCGAAGTGTTGGTGAAATTTCGCTGGAGGCATCGTGTCCACTATCCTTAGAGCTGAACGCGATAACCGCATTTTCCTGACCATGATTACGCCCCAGCGTATGGGCCATATTTTTCAGTATGTCGGAGTCCTGAGTTCCGTGCACCGACATAACCGCCAGATCGGTTGCGTCTTTATGGTCCCGGGCTTTGCAGGTTGATCCCGTCCCATCATTCACGTATTCACCAAACGCCCTCATGCGAAAAGCTCCCATGGGGATGTAATGTCCAGCTGCGGCCCCTTCAGGTCTTCCTCCCGCACCGCCAGTAAATGAATGAGCGGCAATAGTGCCAACTACTGCCTGAAGATGGCCGGCTTGTGCCTGGTTGTCGTCTGCGCCACATGTTCCAACGCCTCGCGCAGTAAGGGCGGCAACGATTTCCGTCGTTTCTCTGCGCGGCGGAGAATTCCGGCGCAGGCTTTCGGACTCAAAAAGAATTTTTGCGGGATCGATATCCCCTCGAGCTGTTGCGACAACAAACACACGTCTGCGTCGTTGGGCCACTCCGAAAAATTGAGCGTCGAGCACTCGCCAGGCAATAGCTCTTTCTGGTCCCAGCACATAACCAGCGTTTGCCCATCGCTTCCCTGGTGATTCCAGCGCGCAGCTTTCGCCGGCAAGCCCTGCAAGAAAACATCCGAAAGCGTTATCTTTGCTGCTGAATACGCCGGGGACGTTTTCCCAGACGACGGTGACGGGTGGTTTTCCCTGCTCTCTGCGGTTTTCATCGATAGCATTAACCAACTCTACAAAAGCCAAAGTTAACTGGCCGCGTTCGTCAGCCAGCCCATTACGTAAACCCGCAACGCTGAACGCCTGGCAAGGGGTGCCCCCCACCAGCACATCAGGCGCTTCGATTTGTCCGGCACGGATTGCCGCGGCGATTTGCGTCATATCACCCAGATTGCTGACATCCGGCCAGCGGTACGCCAGAACAGCAGAGGGGAATTTTTCTATCTCAGCGAACCATTCTGGCTGCCAGCCCAGGCAATGCCATGCCACGCTTGCGGCCTCGATGCCGCTGCACACTGAGCCATAACTGACTGGCTTATTCATCGGCAGGCTCTCCCAGCAAATAGAGAACCTGCACCAGCAGCTCTGCTTCGGTGCCGTGCTTCATTTCCCAGGCGCGGCGGCCAGCATGAATCGCCACACCATAACCGCCGTTGCGATGATGCATATGGCACAGGGGAATTGATTTTCGATGGTCAGCGCGCTGGCTTGTGCCCTGCCCGGTTCGGATATGATGAATTTCCGCAGGCGTTTCGCCCAGGTTCTGATTTCTGCACACGATGCAGCCCAGTGCGGCCACACGCGAAAGATGGAGGTTATCTGCTTTCTTCATGCTGGACCACCAGCATGAGCAAAAATACCGCGCGTAATCGTGCGGTGAGAATGATTTGGGGTAATGCTCTGCGCCATTTTGATTCCTCAGGTTGGCGCAGTAATCAGTGGGTGTTCAGCCCATTTGATTATTATAAATCAACACTTATGGCTTGAGAACCTTCAGTGTGTTTGGCAGGGTGTTTAGGTTAATTATCCGTTCATCAGCACTGAGAACTTGGGCAGAAAGTTTGTCACCATTCCGGCGTATCAATGTGCGTAACGCATTGCTGGTTACCAGATAATCGGTAATCTCACCCTCAGACAGACATAAGACAAGCATTCCATCTTTCACGAGACTGGTGGCAAATTCATTCAATTTCATTGTTATTTCCCTAACTGATGGATTTCCTTTAGGAGAAATCCTTTTGCCCTCTACTAACTGGTTCATTAAAGAACCCGAAAAAATGAGTGTCCTCTCTGCCTGTCGTACTCGGATAGACAGAACTCTAACGCACCAAACAAAACTGTATATGCATACAGTAATGCCGCGTGGGGAAATGTTCAACCTTTTAAGGGAACAAAATGTAGATTTACTATAACTAGAAAAGGTTTAAGGATTAATCTATCTATATGAATTTAAATGACTTATAAAAATTCAAACATCCCAAACACCCAAAAAAAAACCTCCCTGAGGAGGTTTTAGTCTTCGCGAAGTGTTTTACGCCCCACCTGTTTTACCGTAACTGCCATCAGGTTGATTAGGGCGACTGCCACACTCCCTAATGTGCCTAAAGCAAAGTCACTCATTTCAACTTTACCCAACCCAAGAAGAATCAAAAGGACCAAGTAAGTCAATATGGATGAACAAAAGACACATAAAAGCAGTGAAACAAAAAGCCTGAAGAAAAGACTTTTTTTGTATTGTCGCATTTAAGTCCCCTTAAATGCGCAGAAGTCACCGGAGTTGTTCAGGCTCCGATGACATGATTATGGCCGCTTGATTAATGAAAATCAATGCAGCGAAGTGCATAGTTATTGACTATTCCGCTTAGGCGTTGAGAAAAACTTAACTGTCGTATCGGCTACATGAAGGGCATTCATCGCAGCCACAATACTCCAAATACACAGACTGAATTGTATCTGTCATCTCTCTTCTATCTGTAAAAGTCATGACTCCTGAGTTATCGGTAAACAGCTTATTGGCGTATTTATAAGCAGCCTCTACATCGCCGCTACCCTCAAAAATCTCATCTTCATGAATGAGGCAATTCGTTAAAGCGCCAACCTTAAGCAGAGCAGAAAGGGCAAATTCTCGTTCTTCTTCAGCAAGTTCGTATACACCCATTTTTGAGCACCTTATCAGTTTATGCAGGGATACATTAACCTTGTTTAAGGTTTCATAAAAGCGCCCGAAATGTAAAACATGTGTATACCTTCGACAACCGTCCTCGGTGATTTATTTTTTAGCGTCAAACCCGACATGATGGGACGCAATTTCAGTAAATTTACGGACAACATCCATGGCGAAATCACCTCTTTCAGCAATTTTCCAAACCCAATGTACCACCTGCTCTGCGTTCGTTAGGCGGGAAAGAGGAATAGAATAAACCTGACCATGGATGTCTATCACCTCGAGTTCATCAATGCATACCTTAACCAGTTCATCAAGCTCTCTTTCTCTTTCAAGAATCCTTGTGATGCTCATGCTATTTTCCATTTCCACCTCCTAATGGATTATTTTGAATTTTGATCAGCCATTTCAATGTAACGAGGATCCGATGGCCTCGGTAAAGTTATTGACGCTTCCCGATAAAACTTCAACCTCTCCAAAAAATAATCTCGCAAATGCTCGGGCTGTTCATGCATCACTACTTAAGCAATAACCGGCATGTTCAGGCGTTCTTTGTACGCGACTCCAGAAGCCGCCAAGTCAACGTTGACCTTGTCGCGATCTTCCTGTGGCTTCGCTGCTATGTTCCAGTCAGACATATTGCACCCTACCAAAAATGGATAATTGGCAACCATTAAACGATATGAGATAAATCTTATCAACGCCAAGTATGGCAGGGTGGCAGAGCTTGGTTTATTGCGGCGCATTGATACTGCGCAGACTGCAGAAATGTGGTCCAGGGGTTCAAATCCCCTCCCTATTTTGGGGGTCGACAAATGTCGGCCCCTTTTTCGTTTTAGTTACTTATAGATTGTTTGCTCAGACATGCTCACCTTGCATCCACTAACTCTTTCCATTTTTCTTGAAGCAACTGCCGGGCCGCTGCCTCTCCATCAGGCGGGAACGAAAATCCCGCGCGGACTCCAGGGCAACCGTTAGAACAGCGGACCTCTGCCGCCCCCCAGTTCATTCCCCGGCTGCGGACCCTCAGTGAAGGAGCCATGCCGCATTCAGGGCACTTCGGTAAATCAGTCATTTCCCAGCCCCTGTAGCAGATGCTTGTGGCGGCGCACCTCGCGAACGGCACCATGCAGACGCTGCAGATTTGCCAGCTTCGCTTTCGTACGGCGGATTTCAGTCGAGATATAACGCAATGACGGAATAATCAGATCATCCGGACGGCTGGCGAAAGCAGGGATAGTCCCAATAATTTCTTCCAGGGTTTTGCTCTCCTGAGCTGGTGCAGCCTTGGCTTCCGCTGCTGCGGACTCCTGCTGCTCTGGCTGTATTGCCGGTTCCCCCGCCAGGCTCCAGGTAATGTTTTTCCCGTCCAAATGGCGCAGGACCAGACCGTCCTTGCACATTGCCCCCAGAGAAGCATTCAGGGCTCGCGAACCTTTGCCCAGCTTTTCAGCGACCTGATTTGCGCTCATAGCTCCCTGGCCCTGCATTGCTGCCAATACCCTCTCCACCAGCGGCGATGGCTGCTTGGGTCTGATACGCTTCGGCTGATGCTCCTTCGCGGTACCGACCGACCATGACCCATCGAAGAAATCGCACAACCCCTCTTCCTTCTGCTCGCGAAGCATTTTCAGTGCCTCTACGGGCTCGATATCCAGGCGGGCTGCTACATCGAGGTAGGTTGCTTTACCCATTGCTTTCAGTGCGTCGATTACAGATTCCATAATTTTCTCCTCAAAATTTACTTAACAGGTCTCAGGTGGCTAACGTTTCCGCGATAGCTACCCCAGTCAAAGTTCACCCAAATGCCGTTATCCATGCGCAGGCGGTCAATAACCCTTTCACCCAGGGTTTCTACCAGCGCGTCGTAATTCAGGTTGGTCAGAACGCCAACCGGGCGCATTGCGGCCAGGCGGCGATCGATAATCTGGTTCAACAAAACTTTCTCGCCGCGGCTGTCCCGCTGAATGCCTACCTCGTCGAGCACCAGCAAATCCACTTTGCAGAGGTCATCCAGCATCGAGGCTTCGGAGCGCCCTTCGTCATAACAGGCCCTGGCGCGCAGGGTCAGGTCCGGCACGGTCACAATCAGAACCGTTCGCCCCTGTTTCAGCAGATAATTTCCGATCGCCGCTGAGAGATGGTTTTTCCCCGTGCCGGGCTTCCCGGTGAAAACGAAGCTCGCAAAGCCGGTTCCAAAATTTTGCGCATAACTCTTTGCCATACTCAGGGCATGGCGCTGTCCATCGCCGTTCACCATGTAATTCGCGAAACTGCAGTTGCGGTGCAGGTTCTGGATCCCGGATCGCCCGAAAATTTTCTCTGCTCGTGCCTGCTGGTTGAGTTTGTCCACCTCAGCCGCACGTTTCTGCCCTTCCTCACGCTGCCAGGCCATCAGTTCTGCAGCGTTCTTGAATTTGGGTTCTACGCCTTGCGGAATTACGCGGCGAAGGCGATCGAGAATGGAACCTGCGTTTTGCATGCTTACCCCCTGAATCCTGGCGGAACGGTGTTATCTGGACGTGAGATCTGATTGATATCCCGTCCACCAGCCTGATACTGCCCTGCCCCCGGTGAAGCTAAGCGGATAACCAGGTCATCCCATTTTTCGCGGAGTTTGGCCGGAGATTTAACCTGGCGCACCCAGAAGGTATTGCTTTGAACTCGCTTAAACATTTCGCAAATCTGTTTGTGAGTTCGACCATCAAGCGTTCGCATCAGTCGGACATCATTTGCCCAGGCCGTCCAGTTCGGCTCTTTTGGACGAACCACTTCGCCGTCATAGGTCGCGGCTTCCTCATAAAGTTTCAGCACGCGCTTCCAGATCCATTCCGCACAGGTTAAATCTTCCTGGCTGCCCCACTGGCGTTTCGCTGAGCTACAAACCACAGCCTCCGGATGACGTTTCAAAAATTCAGCATTTGTCATTTTTCCGTCCGATAGCGAAGCGTCCGGACAAGAAGGATTTAAAGGTTCTTTGACTGGTTCAAAAGAGTGACTGATTCTGGGTGAATCTCCTTCACTACCCCCTGGTGAATGTGGTGCACCATCTGGTGAATCTCCTGCACTACCCCCTGGTGAATTTGCTTCACTACCCTGGTGAATCTCATTCACTAACTTCGCACTGGGGTTTGCACCGCTCAGGGTTAGCCGGTAGAAATTGCTGCCATTGCCTTTCGGTCCCGATCTTGTCTCTTTTCGCATCAGTCCAGACTCGCAAAGTGCGGCAACATGATTCATGACTGAACGACGGCTGATCTCGCACTGATCAGCTATATGCTGATAACTCGGCCAGCACTCGCCCTGGTCGCTGGCGTTATCAGCCAACTTGAGGAGAACCAGCTTGCGCAGCGGGTTTCCTACTTTGACCTTCATCGCCTGAACCATCAGTTCCATGCTCATAGAACACCTCGATACAACTGAACTAGACTGCGTTCGAACAAGTCGAAACAAGCTTCACTTTGACGCCGACCAGCTGCGCCAGCGCGTCGATGGCTTCCAGGGTCTCTCGCCGGATTATCGGTTGCGGCTTGCCGGTGAAGACCGCATTGGTGGCTTCGATACACTCTTTGTTAACCCTGGCCGCCCGGTAGTGCATGCAGTCCTTCTGCGCCAGTTCGTTATCAATGGCGGTACGGATGGCATAGCTCAGCGCTTCTGCCTGTTTCAGGTAGTTAGGCGTATCGTTGCGGAAAGCACGTTGAATAATCTGCTTGTTGTTGTGCAAACGGCGCGCGTACTCGTCCGGATCCGATACGTCATCAAGTGACTGAAGCAGATCGCCAAAGTGATGCGGGGTTATCAGCTGCGTGACCGTCTTCCAGCCCTTTTCCTGCGCCCAGGACTCCAGCTCGCATGCCAGCTTTTTGATTTCCATCAGTCAGACTCCTTAGGGGCATTGAGGTTAATCTTGTGCTCATACAAAACTGAGTCGTACTTCAATGCACCACCCGTTAATTTTTCCAGTCGAGCGGCGCGTCGTTCAGGTACTAACTCCCCCCACTCACTCACAGAGGATCGAGCGATGTTGAGAGCCCTCGCCACGTTGGCTTTTTTCCCAAAGTGTTTGATTACATCTTCGGTTTTCATTTTGTCCTCCTTGGTAAGTTTTCCTAACTTTATATGTTAAGGAAACAAGAGTCAATGCGCGTTAGGATTTCCGAACTATGAAAACGATCGGTCAGCGTATAAAAGAGCGGCGCTCTGCTTTGAAATATACCCAGCGCAGCCTAGGCAAACAGGCTGGGGTTGCTCATGTCACAATCTCTCAGTGGGAACGTGATGAAACCTCTCCAAGGGGCGATAATCTCTTCAAGTTAGCTGCGGCTCTTGGCGTTGAACCAGGCTGGATCATTAAAGGCGATGACGGATACGAACCAGCCCCAGCAGAATCGCATCGGATGCTTTCACCGCAACAGATTCAGCTTCTGGAACTGTTTGAAAAACTCCCCAACGCTGAGAAAGAACAACACATCATCAATTTGCGGGACAAGGTCAAAGACTACGATGAAACGTTCAACGACCTGATAAAAACCAAAAGCAAAGAAGAAATCCTGCAGATCCTCAAAAACCTCGATATCAAATAATTTTTCTTCACGCCAGGCCGCTTCAATAGCGGCCTTTTTGTGTTTTTCACGATCCTGCTGTTAGGTTTTGCGAAATTCACCCTTGACCTTTTGTTAGGTTTAAATAACAATCTGCGTTATCAAAACTTAACAGCAGTAATCAGTAAACGTTCCGCCTACCCGGCGATAAGGGTGATTAGCCAAGCAAAGCAGCAAACAGGGGTTCGAGATGGAAAAAGCATACGAAGAGTATTTCAACAGTCTGGCGGAGGGTGAAGAAGCACTGAGCTTTTCCGAGTTCGTCCAGGCAGTTTCTTGAATGTGGCGTAAGCCAAAGGCTTGAAGGCGGTTTTCTCAGGTTGCGCGCTAAAGCATAGCGGGGAGAACCTGGGGCGGAGAGCAAACCCCGCGTTGCAGGACTTGAAATACCTTCACAGACCAATAAGCCGACTGGCAGCGAAACTGCCCTTTACATCTGCCCTGGCGAGGTGGCGCCGCCAGACCAGGGCAGATGAATCGTCCACAACATGGAGGCGCATTCCACTCTTTCACTAATGGGGATTGGTTTGTTAGCTGGCGGAGTGTGCTTCCAGTTGTGGGCAATCGAAATTGTGGATGGCTGTTAATAACCTTATAGGGGATTCATTATGACAGACTTTAATCGTCAACCATCACGGCAACAGGCAGTCCGCCTTAACTGGTTTGAAATAAAACTTCGAAAACTTTGTTATTTGCTTGCTCAAAAAGGCAACCCTGAATTCTGAAGGTTAATAGCGTCGATAAAACGCAATAACCTGACTGTCATTTAATTATACACGATTAAAAACCATGCCTTAAACGGCAGGAATTCTCTCAACCTAAAACAAGGTGTCTGAAATGAAATTAGAAGTAACAACCATTGAAATGGGTCTTGCAATAGTAAACAAAGAAATTGCGACATTTAATATTAACGGGATTATTTCTGGCGTGGTTCATCTACCATCCTCTGGCCCTGTAACCGTAGTACTTGATGGTGGCTATGTGCTGGGCGAGTTTCATTGTCCAGTATGCGCTGTTAAGCACATTAGCTTGCTGTCTGTGAACTTCACAGAAGCACAGAACGCCTGCGGCATGTCCTATTACGATTACAAACGCCAACTACTTAGCTGATATGGATGACATCATTTGTCATTGCGCCGTTTGCTGCCGCGAATATAAAAAATCGGAAATGCACGAAAGGAAAACAGACATATACCCCTTCAAGCGCACGATTTATTTATGTGAGCAATGCAATGAAAAAAGAGAAAGGCGTAACGCGTTAAAAAAGGTTAAGCGTGTTATTCGTAAACCATATCGCTAAACATCACACACCAAAAAATTAATAGAGGTAATTATGTCTGTTGAATTAAAAGTTTTCGGCGGTGCTTATTTTCCAAAAGATAAAGCCTTGAAAAAATACCCGGACTTAAAGCCGCTTGCTACAGCAGTAAATTCGGCCACAAAAGCCATTGCTGAAGCTGTTATTTTCGGCAAGCTGGCGGCTGAACATCCTGAACATATAGATGATTATTTTAAGGTGAAAATTTGGGAGCACCACGAAGACCTTCCATGTCCTGAGCTTGATGTGTTTAGCGCTGATTTCTTTGGTGAGCACGTTGTCTGGAATACCAATCGAGGTGAACCAGCTGCTGCGCCACAACCAGAAATCGATAATAACGAAACCGTGCACGCGGCGGGTATGAAGATTGTACGCAACCTTGACCAGGACTCCCGCGCGGCATGCCTCGCCCTCTTCGGCGCAGTGGAGGAGATCACCGATTCGCAATTCGGTCAGGTAGTCGATTTAAATAACGACGACGATGGCAGCTTCCAACGAGAACTGGCCCAGGCTTTTGTGAAGGAACCTCGCGTGTTTGCCCTGAGCGGTGAGCGGCAGGAAGAACTACTGGCGTGGATTCGCAAAACTATGAAGGTCTCAACTCAGTGGCCTGATATCAAAAAAGGTATCACTAAATGGATCGACACTCCGGCAGCAAAGCGTGAGCCTGTTGCTACCGACATCAAACCGGACACAGAAGCCAGCCTGGGCGGTAATACCCCTACCGATCGCAGTCCTGATCTGGTGCATAATCTCGCAACTCTCCGCCTGGAAACCGCACTGGGCATTCTCTCGGCCGCGATGGATTTTGATATTTATGCCATTCCATCCGAAATTATCCGCCGCGCCAAAGAGATGGAAAGCGAGGGAAGAGATCCGCGCTTTTCTGCCTGGTGGAATAAATTACGCGGCACTCCGGGCATCCTGGACTTCTCCCGCGCCTCCATTATCGCGCTGATAAAAACCGCTCCGGAAGACCTTTACCTCAAGCCGGTCGATCTGCGTGCATATATTAACCGCAATCTGGTTGAATCGAATCATGCGAAACCGGATCAGAAAACAATCGATATCGCATGCGGCAATATCAAGCTGGAGACTGAAAATGATGAAACCAAACCGTCTGTACCGGGCGAAACTCTTCCACCAGCAGTTTGCCCTGGCAAAGCTGCGCAACTCGACAAAGAACTCAGCGAGGCATTCGCTCCGAACACGACTCCTGAAAAGCAAGCCGGCGGTCATCCGCGTGTTGAGAACCTGGGTGGAGGAGTCTTCTCAGTCGATGCTCTGATAAATACCCCCTCCTCAAATGAAGTCGAAAAACAGGAAGTGCCTCCAGCTCAAGACGTTCGCGAAGCACCAGACGAACGCGAATTTTCGATTTTGCACGCACTAAATGATCTGATTTCTGGCCGCACCAATATCATGGGGAAAGAAGAGGCTGAGGGCGTGGTGGCATGCACAGGTCACCTCGTTTCCGATGTTATCCCGCTACTGATGGAAGATATCACCACCACTGAATATTGCCTGTCTCCTGTGTTTACCAACGAGGAGATCCACGATGTGGCAACAACCATGCTGGATAGCTGGTCCGACGATATTAGCGTTCGTCAGAAAATAGCTCTTGATGCGATCGTGGAATACCGCCGCCCCGAACCACCAAAATCGGTATTGCTCGATACACCAGCTGTAACAGCAAAACCTCAAAAGGCAGCTGATCCTGACCGTGAGGAACCAGATCTATCGGCGGCATCCTCATACCTGCAACAGCTAACGATCGCCGCACTGCAGGGCTTATGTTCCAACCCGGCTTATTGCAATCAGTATGAGGAATTACCGGCTATGGCCGCCGGACTTGCCCGTAGCGTTATCAACCATCAGGAAGGCTCCTGTGCGTCTGATTAACCGTAGCAAGGGAGACAGTATCGGCGGTCCAGCATGCGCCGCCGCGCTCAAATGCCATTTTGAGAAATATGGCGCGCATGGTCGCAGCGACAAGCAGACTTTTTACACCATCAAGTTCCAAGGGAGAAAAATTACGGTTGAGGTTGTTAACCGCCCCCGTAGTTACGTGGCCACGGCAATGACAGGTGCCAGGCATCTCCGGTGCCTCCCTGGCCTTGGTCGGTGATTTTTGACAATCAATATACTATCTGCCGCTGCGATATCGTGGCGGCGTCATGGAGTTAAGCATGGCGCAAATCATTTTTGATGAAGAGTGGATGGTGGCGGGAAAGCTAACTGAAAAAACGGGGCTGGATGACAGGCAAATAAAAGCTTATCGCCTCGGATGCTGGATTGAAGGGGTTCATTTTAAGCGAGTACCCGCGGTACCCGGCGGAGAAAGCAAACGCGCTTTGGTCTGGTACAACTTCCCGCTGATTAATAGATTTATTCAGGAAGCATGATGAACTTTCCAACCGGCGTTGAACTTCATAACGGAAAAATAAGGATCACGTTTACCTATCGCGGCATTCGCTGCCGCGAAGTTCTCCGTGGCTGGGTGGTTAACAGCAGCAACATCAAGAAGGCTGGAAACCTTCGCGCCGTCATCGTGAGTGAGATACAGTTCGGCCAGTTCGACTACGCGGCGCGCTTCCCTGAATCGAAGGCTCTTAAAAAATTCTCATCAACTAAGCGGATCACGACGTTTAAAGAGCTGAGCGATTTTTTCATTGATACAAAAGCGCTGGAGGTGTCAGGGGCAACACTGCACTCTCTCACATCTGCAGTTAATACCCTGAAGCGTGTTGTGGGAGAAAATACTCCCCTTGCTGATATTCAGCACGCCGACATCCTGAATTACCGTAAAGAGCTGCTGACCGGCAGCGTATTAAACCCATCAATGCCTAATCTGGTTAAAAAGGGACGCGCGCCCTCAACAGTCAATAAACAGATGGCGGTTTTATCAGAAATGCTGAAGCTTGCGAATCGAAGTCAGTTTATATTACACGCTCCTTATGAGGGCGTGTCCAGGCTCAAGCTATCTAAGGCAGACCCCGATCCGCTTCTACTTCATGAGTACCAGGCACTGATTGCCGCCCTTCCCCGAAAACTGGCTTTGATCATCATTGTAGCCGTCCATACGGGAATGAGGCCCGGCGAGATTTGTGCTCTGGCGTGGGAGGATATCGATCTGAGGAAAGGTGAGATTCACGTATCAAGAAGCCTGACGAACAAGCGGGTGTTTGTGCCGCCAAAAACAGATGCAGGCATCAGAACGATTACACTGCTTAAGCCTGCTCATGATGCGCTGCTCGAGCAGTTCGAAATCACCGGCAATAACCCAAGACAGCAGATCGTTTTCCATCACCGTGAAATTGGCAAAACCGAGCCGCAAAATCTGCGTTTTGTATTTACTCCTGAAAAGAAATCGTCAGTGAATGAGAGCTTTTTTTCCAAAAATTCGATTTCGTATGGATGGAAACGGGGAACTAAACTTTCTGGAATACGTGAGAGAAACCCTTATCAGTCCCGCCATACATACGCCTGCTGGACGCTTATGGCCGGTGCTAACCCTTCCTTTATCGCCAGCCAGATGGGCCATGAGGACGCGCGTATGGTGTATGAGGTTTACTCGAAGTGGATCGGCGATATGAACCAGGATCAGGTCAACATGCTGAACAATCAGATGCCGACAGCTATGCCCCCAGGACGCCCCCAAGGTATTGGGAACATTAAAAAAGTCATTTAATTTCATGACGCTGGTTTCAAACTACATAATCAGCGTTAAACTATTCATACCAATTATTTAGGGAGAAGAGATGATGCGCGTACTGGTTGTTGAGGATAACGCATTGCTACGCCATCACCTGAAGGTACAGCTTCAGGAGATGGGACATCA